GTAAGACTTTAGGTGAATTAAAAGAGAAGTATACTAAGATTCTTAGAGCTAATCCAAAGCTGTCACGTGAGCTTGTCGGCGTTAAGGATGAGGTAAAGGCAAAGCTAGGAGGTAACGAATGAAAATCCTAGATATTGAACAACGAAGTCAAGAGTGGTTGGATTTTCACGAAGGCAGGATCTCAGGCTCATCGGCAAAAGATTATTCATCAGTTCGGTATATACCAAAAGCCGAGCTGGTCGAATTCGCTGAAAGTAAAGGCTATGATTTTCCGAAAAATCTGACAATGGATAATATCCGAGCAATGCTTACAGAAGATGAATTGAATGAACTTTATGCGAATGTTCAAATAAACGATTCAATCTATAAGTTAATCGCTCAGCGAATAGCTAAGCCAATTAATCCAAACGATTACGCGGACAGATTAGACGGTGCTACTTATTCAGCTATGCTGAGAGGTCAAATCCTAGAAGAGGAAGCTAGAGAGCTGATTTCTGAAAAACTTGGCAAGAAGATTATTCCTGGTCGAGTTTGGCAGTCTGAAGAAAACGAATATATGATTTGCTCACCAGACGGCGAAATCGTAGACGATACAGGAAAAGTCTCAGAGGCTGTAGAAATCAAATGCTTGGATAGTTGGAAAGTAGTCAAAGCTTACTATGAAAAACACCCGCCTTCCGAGTATAAGCCGCAGATTCTTCAATACTTTGTAGTAAATGACAAATTGAAGAAGCTTTACTTCTGTATCTACTCAGACGTGTTCTCAAATCCAGAACTAGGATTACAGATTTTTGAATTAAATCGAGAAGACTATAAAGAAGAGATCGAAATAGTAAAGCGGGTAGAGAACGCTACTCTTGAGCTAGTAGAAAAAGAAGTCCAAAAATTAATGTTCTAAGGAAAGGATAAGGGGTATGACGGACGAAGAATTGAAGAATATGAAATTAAGCGAGGAAGATTTGAAAGAATCAACATATTTTACTGAGGGTGTTCACGCTGTAACAATCACCGAAGCTACTTTTGAAAAAAATGCAAATGATAAAGTGTTCCTGAATGTGAAGGTTCAAGGTACAAACGGCGAACAAGGCGATGCACGATTGTGGTTTACTGGTGCGGCAACGCCTTTTTCTGTTGATAAAATCCGCAAGATTTTTGTACATAATGCAAAAGACGATGAGCAGAAACAGAAGATTCGTGACTTTTTCAAGTCTATGAAGAGCCTATATGAAATGTCTCAACTAATCCAGAAGTTGCCAGGAAAATCTTGTTGGTACACAATCCAAAAAACAGAAGAGACATATATAGATAATAACGGTGACGAGAAATATCGATATGAGCGAAATATCTGGGGATATGAGCCAAAGCTGAAGAGTAAATCTGGAAATATTGCTGAAGACATTGACCTTAGCGAGCCTGTCGATTTGAGCGAAATACCTTTTTAGGAGGTTAAATGACGAGAAGAAAAAAAGTCTACCTTCTCGAAACTGACAACGGGTTTACAATCCGAATTGTAGACCCAGACATCAGTTTTATGAGGAAGTTTAAGTGGACGTTTATAGATAACAATTTAGTAATCTCACGAAGATTGAATCGGGGGGAAGAGAATGACTTCACAGAGATTAAGAGACGTAAACAACTGCACAACGTACATCGTCAAAAACGAAACGCTAAGCAGAAATTTTACGACAAGGAAAGAAGCTCGAGATTTTAGAAAGAAATCTGGCGGGACTATCCGTAAAATAACAACTTCAGACGGTTTTATTACAGAGGATAAATTGATATGGTAACCGTCAAAGATTTGTTCAAAAAAGAGCGAGAGGCGTGGCTGGAGGAGGCTCGTACAACCGCTAAGAAACTATTAGAGGATAAAGCACTTATCACGATTGAAGATGTCTTAAAAGAGTGTCCTCGCCCTGAATACATCCACAGGAACACTACAGGTAAAGTCTTTAATAGTGACTTTAAGCCTGTTGGTTGGAGAAAAAGCGAACGACCGGTTATGAATGGTAGATTTGTCAGAGTCTGGAGAATGCGAGGATAGATGGCAAGTCGAAAACTAATTCAAAAAGCTGATAGGATTTTCTCAAAATACATACGAATGAGAGATTCTGAAGACGGATTCTTCGTTTGTTGTTCGTGTGGTCAGAGAAAGCCATTTGAACAGGCAGACGCTGGACACTTCATAAACAGAAGATGGATGGCTCTCAGATACGACGAGCGAAACGTACATGCACAATGTAGATCGTGTAATCGATTCGATGAAGGGAATATGATTGGTTACACAAGATTCATGCTTAAAACTTACGGCGAAGATACCGTTGACTTATTGGAAAGTATGAAAAAGCCCTACAAATGGACGGATGGAGAGCTGGAAATCTTAATTAAAGACTTAAAAAACAAAGGACAATAAATGTTTATTTTAATTTGGATAATAATTGTCATATGCTTGTTAGGTTTCGTAGCAATATCAGAACACGAAATAGCTAAGCAAGACGAAGAATGGATGAAGGAGGAGAAATGGAGAAAGAAGTAAAACCTTATTATGAGGACGACTACCAGTCATTAGATGAGGTCGACACAGTAGATTTGTTAGAAATGAAAGAGGGTGCATTAAACGACTTAAACGAAAGTGAACGCACTATTCATCGTATAAATCAGATATTAGCTAGCCGTGCAATTTACGCCACGCAATTGGAGCTATTTTAAGGAGAGATATGAAACGTTATAAACTACTTAAAGATTTACCAACGTTCAAAGCTGGAGGTTTATTCTATATATCTGAATATGGTGCTTTGGTCTATGATGATGGCGGTTTTGGTGTTATGGCTTACGCCCAATCGACGCTTGAAAAGTTCCCGAATATCCTCACAGAGTGGTTCGAGGAAATAAAAGAACCGACGGACAGTATTCATTGGAAGCCTAAGCACGGCGATGAGTATTTTTGGATTGATGAATGTGGAAGCATATTGCCAGGTACCTTTTACAGAGATTCCCTGTATGACCAGCAACGACTTACTTTTGGCAATGTTTATCGCACTGAAAAAGAAGCCGAAAAGGCTAGAGACCGAAGATTAGCAAAAGTCAGACTACAGCGAACGTCGACCTTTGAGCCAGACTTTGAGAATGGCAAGGGTGGTTGGGCTGTCTATTATGACCATGGACATGAAACGCTCGCCGTGTGTGAACTTGATGACTGTGATGCTGGTGAACCTGTACACTATGCGACTAGAGAAGAAGCTAAAAAATCCATCGAAGAAAACGAGCAAGATTGGAAGATTTATTTCGGGATAAAGGAGGAAGAATAATGAAAGAATTTAGTATTCCAGTAAAAATAACTTTAGATTGTTATTTATCAGTGAAAGCTAATAATCAAGACGAGGCTTACGAAGTCGCTGATGACACTATGTATTGGGCATATCAGAATGGCGCACCAGAGCAACACAAGGACTTATCTATCCTAGACTGTGAGATAGCAGTGGATGGTGAAGATATAGATTTAGACGAGTGGAGAGACCCGTCCGATACAAATGAAGGCTAAATGTACCCTACGGGGGTAAGGAGGAAGAATAATGCCAGGAACAAAGGCTGGAGGCTTAAAAGCCGCTCAGAAAAACTTAGCAAGCAATCCTAACTTCTATGCAGAAATTGGACGAAAAGGTGGCTCAGCTACTTTTGCAAGCCACGGAAGTTGTAAAGGATTCGCTCAAGATATCGAATGCGACTGCGACTTAATTGAAGGCACTCACTTTGTAAAGAAATGTGCTGGAAAACGTGGTGGTCGTATAAGCAAACGTAAGTAAACGGGTACAAATTGTACCCAGTAGAAAACCAATTTCCCCACATGGGAAAAATGGTTTAGAACATTAACATCAACCGTAGAACTGGACAGATGACCATTTTGCCCACCCGGGTCGTCTGTTCAACTGGCAACATCAAACCTTAAAGTAATTAACTCACTTAATGATATACAAAATTGGTGTTGTCAACTGGCTATATAAGTGGCTCGAAAGCGCTATTCTCAGGTTGGCGTTGCAACCTCACTGAGACCCGCAATTAGGCTAGAAAAGTAACTGCTGACATTGCAACTTGAGCAGTGAAAGATGTGACTATACGAGTACTGAAACGACGCTACAGTAGCATTATTGCTAACGCGTGAAGGATTGAAGCCTCTCGTCAAATCATCACCTTATATAGCCAACCAGTTCTGCGGTTGAATTAAACGATAAGACAAGGAGATTGACATGTCTAAAATAAGAAATTTTTTGGAATATATCCTAGCGGCATTAACGGTTGCAGTGCCTATTTACTTGCTGTTTTCAGTCCGTTTGCAAACTTCTGATAATGTAGCTTCTGGAATTGTTTATAACAACCAAAACAATAGCATATTCATTGGCAACACGTATTTCAGTATTCGTGCATCAGAAAATACTGTGGTAACAAAAGAAAACACCAGTAAGTTCTGTCTACCGCCGAATTCGCCATATATCAAATTAGTGAATGAAGCCGCGAAAGACAAGAATATCAAGGTGGTTGTTACAAGCAGCAAGGTGCTTACGATGGTCCCGTCTCCTTGGCATTGTGTTGATAACGTTAAGGTTGATAGGTTGAATTAAATTATATGAAATTGTGTAGATAAGGAGAATATTTATGAAAGATGTAATTTATCTAGTTGTCAACGCTAATCAAGTAGTTAGAATGACCAAAACACTGCCAACTCTGAAGCGTGGCGAAGTGCCAATTAAAGTGTCAGTTAGTGTTGACGATAACGCATTTAGCACGCCGACAATTTCACGAGAGGTCATTGTCACCGATTGGCAGAAAGATGTACGGCTTAATGATCTAGAGCTTCGTCAGAACTTTATCACGGAAGAAGAGGCTGAGATGATTAAGAGTCGTCGTCTAGAAAGAATGCAGGAAATATTATCAAACAATGGTTATACAGTTGTCCCCAATTCGGTAGACGATGCCAACTAAACCCCTAATTTTGTGGACATAAGGAAGGAAATCTAAATGAAAATCATAGCAGAAAATCCAGCTGAAGAAGCCTTGCTGTGGCGTATTAAAGCCCTGAGCGACGAGTTGGTCAATCAAGATAATCGATCCACTAGCATGCCAGTCTGGACGATCCTAGATAATAACAAAGCTGGCAAAGATTATGGCGCGGTCATGTATTTTACTGGCAAAGCTGCCGAGCAGCACATCAAGGAGAATGTCCATCATTACGAGAAACCAATGACATATATTCGTAGCGCTCACGACAACCGAGAACTGAAAGATGTTATTCACCTGCTCATTCTAGCTGGTGGCAATGAAATACCAAGTAATCATTATGGGACTTTGAGAGATGCGTGATATTAAATTCAGAGTTTGGGATAACATAGCCAAGAAATACATTGATAGCAGGTATGTTAGTATAAGCGGGCTTGGCTTGCTACATGTGGCTAAATGTATTATAAAAAACTGCTTTCGTCCACTACACACCAGAAAGAACCCTTGGTTTATCGTCGAGCAATACACAGGCTTAAGAGACAAGAACGGTGTAAATATTTATGAGGGCGACATCGTGAAATATGACGATAATGTAAGCGAAGTCTTTTATGATAGCGAGCAGGCTTGCTTTAATGTATCGGGCTTTTATGATGGGTTGCAGGACTATCCGACAATGGCGTTCAGTGAATGTGCCAACGTTAGTATGGAGGTCATAGGGAATATTCACGAAATGAACACGGAGGAAATTAAATGAAAGGTTTAATAAATCGGATAACTAAATGGTGGAATGATACGGAAATAGATAGTTTCTCGGTCGCCACAGTAATCGTGTTTATAGGAGTTATCATACTCTTCGCCCTCAATATAACAGAAGCTGAAAAGTTGCCGTCTAAGGATGAAATCTGTCAAAAGCACTTTGGTAAGGATTATGTCTGGCACGAAGGATATAGAAGTGTAGATTTTTGCGTAGGCGATTCAGGAATACCAAAATACCCTAAATCGTGGCGATAAGGAGAAACGTTCAAATGATTAGCAATGAGCTCAATATTTTTACACGGCGAGGTTTCTGGACTCAAAGAGGAGTTTATCGATGAAGGAAAATGTTGAAAGAGTAATAGACAATCTTCTTGACGATTATCTGGAGGAGTTCAGGACAGAGCATCCAATCGACAATTCATTTCTAACGATTTATAAAGACTATAAGTCTATTTTTGCAAAAGAGGCTGCCGAGTCCGCCGATGAGAACATGAAGAATCTCCTGCAGTATATATACGAGAACCAGAACGGCATATTAGAATACAGAGAGCATATAAAAAAGATTACACACAAAGTAAGAATTAAATAAGAAAGAGTTCGTTGAATAATTTTATGTTATAATATAAGTACAATATGTGAGTTGAAAGAACGCAACTCTGAAGTAAAACGTTCTTGTGTATTTTGAAAATGAGGTGGATATGGATAAAAAGCTAAGAAGACTGAATCCAAGACAAGAAAAGTTCTGTCGACTCTATGCTAGTGATAGAGAGTTTTTTGGTAATGGTGTTCAAAGTTATATAGAGGCGTATGAACCTGATCGGTCAAAACCTAATTGGTATAATGCCGCACGGACAAGGGCTTCTGAACTCTTGACAAAACGTAACATTCTTAAGAGGATAGACGAGCTGTTCGAAGCTGGAGGATTGAATGATCAGTATGTCGACAAGCAGATGGAGAAACTCATCACACAAGACGCAGACTTCAAAGCTAAAATGGCAGCGATTAAAGAGTATAATAAGCTCAAACAGCGAATAACAGAAAAGAAAGAATTACACGTTAAGCTACCAAAGCCGATTCTTGGTGATTTGGTGGAGGGCGAACAATAATGTTCGTCTTGACCAGTTCAACAAAGAAGCTTGCTAAAATGACAAAGCGTATCCGTGGCGTTTGTGGTGGAACATCTGCGGGTAAGACTATATCCATTCTTCAAATACTCATCAGCAAGGCTCAGAAAGATAAGAAACCAACCCTAACAAGCGTTGTGTCTGAATCATTTCCTCATCTTAAAAGGGGTGCTATGCGTGATTTCAAGAATATTATGCAGGAACACGGCTACTGGAAGGAATCAGCCTGGAACGCTACAGACTCTATTTATACATTTGAAACAGGCTCAAAGATAGAGTTTTTCAGCGCTGATCAGCCTAGTAAGGTGCGTGGTCCACGTCGTGATAGATTATTCATAAATGAATGCAACAACGTAGCCTATGAATCATTTGACCAATTAGCAGTGCGTACTAGATTAGAGATTTGGTTAGATTGGAATCCTACAAACGAGTTTTGGTTCTATGACTTATTAAATACCCGTGATGACGTGGAAATGATTACCGTTACTTATAAAGACAATGAAGGTCTGCCTGAAACAATCGTAAAAGACATCGAAGCACACAAATCAAACAAAAACTGGTGGACTGTTTACGGATTAGGTCAACTGGGAGAGGTCGAAGGAAGAATATACAAAGGCTGGAAAATCATTGACGAAATACCTCACGAAGCCCGCTTAGAGG